TGCTCGTCTGTCTATAAGTCTATAAGGATTATACGCCCATACCTTTCCACAGTCTATCTCCGTGAATGTTACGTTGTAAATTATCTGTGGTAGTGAGATGATAGGTTTATAAGGCTTATGAGCGTGTCCATATCCCATGAGAAGCTTATCGAGTATAGCAACGTATCCAGCTTTTAATGCTCTGTGTAGGAAGTCTCGATCCTCATAAGCATAGCCCATGTCGTATCGCTCGTCGTAACCGTTGAGATCAAGGAACAACTGGAGTGGAGCAACTCCAAAGGAGAAAGTGAAAGCTGGGTTCTCAACATTGACATATCTAAATTGACCTCCTATTCCACGTTGAGACATGTAATCAATGAACTTCTCTTCTCCATTATACTCCTGTGCTTTCTGTCCTATTATAAGATTCTTCTTCGGGAATGTCTTGGTATCTCGCTCTGCAATATCAAAGAAGTCATCCTTGAATTCTATGTAATCATCCGCACGAATAACATATTCATGCTCAGCAAGGCACAATGCTGTATTGAGAGACTGAGAGAAGTCCCTATACCAATTATAAGGCGAGTGCCTGCATGGCGCATAGACTATTTGAGAATAGCCTCGTTGCTCACTCAGCCATCGCTTTGTCTCTTCGTTATAATGTGAGTCTACAATGATTAGCTCGCTTTCCTTATGAGTATTGAGGAATAAATATTGAAGGACTTCAGGTCCCCTGTTTGTTGCAACTATTATTGAAAAATGCATATTGCTCTCCTTAGCTTATTAGAAGAATTATCCAAAAAATTTATAGCCCATCATAAGAATTATTCCCCATCTAAGTAGAGTGCCTAATATGTAGCCTCCATAGCAGTAGTGAGGCTCTGCCTGAACATCTGGATTGCTTAATATTTGGGAATCTATACCACGCCACTCTGTGAGACCCGCATAAATTCCCATTATAAAAGAATGCACCTCTGTATAAGTGGATAGGAATTCTCTGACGTTAATCATGTGCTATTTCCTCCACTATCAAGATTAAATCTTCCTCTAAGATAGCACCTGTGCTTGTCTCTACTCTTACAGTTAGGTTATAACGATTTCCCGATGCCCCATCTTTGAACCAAAACTTTACTGAAGTCTCATCGTAAACTGGGTCTTCTATTATTTCGCTTGTTACGTCGTTTCCATCTGAATCATAACATTTGCACTTCTTAATCGCTGAGATGGTCTCACCTGACCCTAATCGAGAGGAGAAATCAATCTGAAGATACTCTCTCTCATTCGGTTGTTTATAGCATCTATCGGGAACTAATACCATTTCGTTTAAGCGTTCTGACAACCAACTGTATATTTAACATTTACGGTATCACCATTAGCTACGTTTCTGTCCCCTTCTTGGAACGCTGCCGCACACAGTAATGTCCCTGTTGTTGCTCCCTTTGAACTTTCATTTGAAAGGAATGCACCCTTTAATGTCGCACTCGCAGTTATGCTGAATGTAGCTTTACTCGCATCGTTATCGAGCTGTCGAGTTGTGCTACCGTTTATGACACCATCCACGAATTCTTGACGATATGACTCGGAATAACTCGTGTTCTCATGCCACGTTGTTCCATTATTCGCAGCTGTCCAGTTATCTGCTGGAGTATCCTGCTCGAATAGACCTACATACAATGGGTCATCACGAGTCCCATTCTTGAATATCACGTTCAGTATGTAATCCCTACCTTCCTGAACCCACATATTGTGTGCACTGTCTTTCCACTTGAGTCTTCCCTCCGCATCATAGCATTCTACCTCAAATACACCACCTATTCCTATTTTACCACTCATATTTCCTACCTTAATTTAATTTTAGAACTATCTTACTTGGAATCTAAATGGCTTTTTTGCTCTGAACACTAAAACTTTTTCTTGAGCTTTAAATATCTTGATAGGTATCCCGAGCATAACCTCGTAAGAGGACGTCTCACCACTACTTTTGAATTTTGAAATTGCACCAAGAATAGCCTGAAGATTAGCTGTGAGAGTATCCAAGCCCTGAAGAATATCAACAATATTCAGCTGGAAGGAGATAACAGGAGAGGAAGCGTCATCTGATTTAATTATATCTATCGCCGACTGTAAGAACTCAAAATGAATCTCATTATAATCAGAGGTAGCAAGGATATCAGAAGCAGATACTAATATCTCTGCAAATGTGCCAGATAAACTACTATCACTGACTTTGAAAGAGTCTAATGCAGATAGGACTGTCTGAAGGCTTGAAGATACGAAATCTTCACCCTTGAAGATGTCCTCCCCTCTCAAATGGAGTGTTACATTAACGACGGAGGTATCTCTTTGTTTAACAATATCTATGCTCGAACTTGAAACAATTAAATGTATTTCAGTCAAATCTTGAGCATTTAGGATATCAGTCGCAGAAAGAATGATACCCTTCAGCAACGAGGAAGCGTCCTGACAAGTGAATATGTCGAGCACATTCCTTTCAAACGCAATATTTGACACCGAGGCGTCCTTTGAACGAAGCTTATCGGTTAATATTGAACTTATGAGCATGTGAGAAAGCTCGCTGTCTATCCCTCCAATGTTATCACTGCTCTGGCATATCGCAGAAAGTAAAGAAGAAAGAAAAGTCTTTGTTCCTATATTATCGAGACACCTCACAAGCCCCTCTAATGATGAAGATGAACTCTCTAACAAACGAAGAGTTTCGAGACATGAAGGAGATATTTCAAAAGTAAGAGTACCCTCATCACTTACATAAACCGTATCGAGTGCATTGAGGAGTATAAGAAGAGACAAGGTATTCATATCGGTTAATCCCAATGTATCTTGAGAACACGAAATTAAAGAAAGCACGGAATCAGAAACGTCAGAGCTCTGGAACGTATCAAGACAAGCAGGATAGGTCTTTTTCTTAAGCGTAGAAAAAGAGGAAAATGAACCTATATCGATACAAGTCAAAGAAGGTGTCTCTTCCGCACTTGCACTACTAAATGTTGGCTCTGGGTCGACGTATTTGCGGACACGGAGCCAATCAAACTCAGCTTCCCGATTAGAGTCATAACCCACAAACATTCCTGGACTTGCAGATTCAGGGGTCCACGACTTAGTGAGTTCATGAGCATAATCTAAATATCCTTTTACTTCAGTATCCTTAACAGCCAGAGTGACAATATAATATTGATTTAGGACGCTCTCAGTACCTGACTCGTCAACTGTACCTTGCCAAGTGCCACCATTAAAGTGAGCGAGCCGCCAATCAAAACCATCACCAGGAGGCGCTAATACTGCTACTAAGTCATAAGTCTCTCCTGTTATAACTACGCCAATTCTATCAGAACCTAAATCTGTTGTTCTTCTTACTCTCGCATCTACTGCATAACCAGAAGTTTTAGTAAATGAACTATAATACGCTTTATCGTTAGCCTCAGAAGTAGATGTTAGAGTAACCGTTCCTCCACTATTCCATGACAATGTTGGTGTGCCAGAATAGCCTTTGATCGCTGTTTTTGTATAATCCCCTGTTGTGTCCACAGAAAAATCATCAAAAAACTCAAAAACTGCCTCGCCATCACTCGCAGAACTGGCAGAAGGATTGCTGTAATAGCAATTTCCATTCCAATGAGGTTTACCATTCCTTCTGACATAAATGATATGATTGGGAACCTGAACAGAATACACGTAACCATTATATTCTCTCTCACTTCTTTTATCTGTTTCGCTGTTCGGATTTATTTCTTTCGTAGAGGACAAATTAACAAAATACATATCATGTTTTGTATGCTTAAATAACGATTTGTCTTTCTTGACTATTCTTGCAATCCAACCTACTTTTAAAGCTAATTCCTGAAAATCATTTGCTAAACGCTTAGAAATTGTAGCGTAATAAGCAGATGTTCCATTTTTATGATATGAGCCATCACCCATCATTAAACTGTCAAACAGTATCTTTAATTGTCGCCTTGAAAGATTTAAAAGTTCACGCGGTATAAATTTGTCCTCTGCGTGACCAAACTGTTTAAGGTAATTCACTAACTGGCGATTGTGAATCAAGTATTCTCCGGATGTCCTATTCTTGGACTGTATGTAGTAAGGTTTGAATCCTAAATCTGATATTATAGCATCTATCCTTTTATCCCTTTTATGACTGATAACGACCGAAGAACCTTTATTATTGTCTTTATTCATCAAGGAACCTTCAGCGAGATAAATGCCTAAGAATCTCAGCCACGAATCCATAGGAATCTTCTTTGGCTTGACCACTTTACAACAAGTGTGACTTCTTGTTCTTCCCAATTTCAAATGTCGATAATAAGTTCTCGGTTTACTTTCTCTTACGTTCCATTTCTTTGTATATCCTGGTAGAAGAAAATATTTCTCTTCTTTGCCCTCAAAGGGAAAGTCTAACCTAAATTTAGCATAGCGAGGCAAATTTCTTGCTTCTCTAAATTGCCATTTTTTACTGCTTTCTTTTATTTTACCATCAGGTTTTATCCAAAGTCTGTGATTGGGTATTACCTCAAATTCAACTCTCCCCTCTTGCTTAATTATCTTTCCTTTATATTTCAACTTGAAAAGCTTTTCTGGCTTGTGGTATTCAACTTCATTTGTCTCTGGATTTAGTGTTGCAACTCGATAGCTCAAACGTCTCTCTACATATTCTCTTATATTAACCCATCCCTTCTCAGTTAAGATTTCATGATCAGGTGTATAGCAATAGATATCCACATCAGTGTCTAAACTGTCCTTGACCTCTATCCACACCGTAATCGGGTCTTGAGTGGGGTCTTCTATCCAGTAGTCCAGTAGCGTCTCGCCATCATCATCTGTAAACCGTATGTCATTGGGAAAATCTACGCAATGTCCCTCAAGATGAAAGTCACCACCAGATGACGAACCAATGGACAGCTTAACCTGATAGTTCTGTCCGGCTCCACTTGAGCCCGATATCGTTACTTTCTTCCGATACTGATAGCCACTCAGCCAACCCATACTATGTCGTTATCTCTTGAATTTCAAATCCGCTTTCGTTTTTAATGACCAGCATTTGCTTCTCCGCATACTGGGACGTTATCACTTTGGTCTTTGCACGTTTGTTCTGTTCATCCACGGAGAGAATTTCTGCAAATTGAATCTTACCATTGGCAATCATCTGCTTAATCTCATCTCGCAATTCTTCAGTGAACGCGAGAGACGGGGAAGTAGGCTGACTTATCACTGGCTTCTGTAAGTCGTCCCACCATGCTGGAGAACTTTCGTTTGTGCCCTGAGAAAACACTCTAAAATTGCGTTTGCGTAAAGAGTTGTTTCCAGTATCCTC